CGCCAAAGTAGATGAAGTAAGGCAACTTCTAATCTATTTAGGAGCTGAGAACGAGTACCGTATTCTTCCCAAACCTGACTACCGCACATGAAGAAACGACTGATCGACCTGCTGCTCGCGTCGATTGTTCTAATTGGTCTCACATCTGTGGCCCACGCTCATCACGGTGAGCCCAAACAGCACAACTCACCTAGCATTGAGGGACATTGTGAGCGAGAAGATGGTGCGCTTCACTAAGCAAGAGATCCTGACGATTCAGCGAGCACTCAACGCCTTACGAGTACGGAACGAACTCAGGTGTCTCTCTGCCTCTGAAGACCATAAACGTGAGTTGATGAAGACTGTCGAAGACATTCATTACCTCGAAACCAAGTTAACTCTCATCGAACCAGATTCAAATGTCACTCTCGAATGCCCTCAAGCCGTTTGCGATATATGAAGGCAGGGAGATCTCGGCTAAAACGCTGGTGATCTTCTTGGCTATCGCAGAGGCTGGAGAGGATGGAATCCTTCAGGCTGATCTTGTACGACGGCTAAAGCTTGATAAGAGCAACGTCTCGCGAAACTGCCTCTTGCTCGCAGCACAGACAGAGAAGGGAACTGTGGGGATGAAGCTGATTGACAAGAAGCCGTCACCCACGAACGCCTCGATCAACCTGTTGCAGTTGACTCCGGCAGGGCAGTCTCTGTACTCCTCGATACTTGAAAGGCTCTAAACTCAGGCAGCTTCAGTTACCTCATGGGTGTGCTCGCGGACTTTCAGATCGCTGCTCTATGCCGTTCTGGCATGATCACCCCATTCGATGAAGATCTCATCAACCCCGCGAGTCTCGATGTTCGACTTGGGGAAACGATCTTGATTGAAGCTGAAGCCTGTGGGTTGAAAGACTTAAATCTCCACGGATTCACTAAGGAGAAACCTTTCTATTTGAATCCCGATGAGTTCGCGCTGGCGCACACGCTCGAGACATTCAATGTCCCTGATCATTTGGCGGCGCAGTTCGCGCTGAAGTCGTCGGTAGCTCGGGCCGGTCTTGAGCATCTGCTGGCGGGCTTTATCGATCCGGGATTCAACAACTCCGTTCTCACACTCGAGCTCAAGAACGCCCGCCGAATGGAGCGGTTCCCGCTTTGGCCGGGTATGCGCATCGGGCAGATCATCTTCTACACAATGGATCAGATTCCGTTGTCGAGCTACAGAGAGACGGGTCGCTACAACGGTGATGCAAGCGTTGCGTCCTGCAAGGGTCTCCTGTGATCCTGCACGGCGCAATGCCGTGTATCAGAGTTTACACAAAGTTAAAGATCTCACACAGAGAGGCAAATGAGTGTCAAACTTCTTTAGTAAACAAAAGTTTTTATTAAGAACTTTTGAGTTTACTACTCCATGAGGTCAGGCCAGATAACTCTGCGCTCTGAGCTTGACATGGAGCACAGTATCCTTTATCTTGACTCGAGTGGCGGCACAGAGCCTAGAACGCGGTGCATAACACTTCACATCACACCGACATGACCAAGCCCACTATCGCAGATCTCGTTGCACAAGGCCGTCACGCTGCAGAGGCATACGACGAGTGCGACACTGCCCTAACGCAACTCAACGATTCATTCGGGAAGCCCTACGAAGCCTCACGATGCAATCTGACTAACGAACTGATCCAAGCGGACGTCTCTGGTTTGGACTTAAGTGTCTTTCAAGGAGAGCACTCTCTCTTCCGCTTCCCTGAGCTCGACACAAACATCGTCGTTAGGATCCGCAGAGTACCCGTCGGAACAGACAAACTCGTCAAGATCGATCAGAAGATCGCGGAGATGGAGCAGAAAGTGAAGCTCCTTAAAAACCAGCGCAAACGTCTCGTGGAGGATCTCAAGATCATCGGCAACACCGACTTCATCACGGACTCAATCACCACGGCGTTCCAACGACTCAAGTGAAAACCATGACTGACAGAATCTTCATCCTTAAAGTAGAGATCAGCGCAAGTGTTCGACAGAGCACCCAGATTAAGTTCGACGATCTCAAGCTCCCTGTATCAGTAGTCGACGCTTTAAAGAAGCAACAGTCAGTATCCGTCAGGCCAACCATCTCGGGAAAGCTCAGGGAATTCTTAGACAGACTCCGCACGCAGCAGCGTCATCTGTATGACGACTGCACCATCCATCAAGGTGATACACACTTTCTCCACGAGGATTATTTCCACGAAGCGATGAAGGCTGTAGGCGAGATCCGACGGGACGCCGCCAAATACAACGAGCAGCTTCAGGAGTTATGGCACGAGGAGTACGGGCGCTGGGCGGTAATGGTCGATGGCTTCCTAGAGCCTCTCTTCTCTGAAGACCCTGAAGCTTTACGACTCGCTAAGGAAGCGTATCTCTCGCTCTTCCCCACGAAGCAGGAGTTCCAGAACCCAATCAGGGTCTTTGTTCTTGGACCTAACCCTGTCTCCCTCGAGACTTCTACCTCAGTTGACGATCACCCGCTAAGCGTTGAGATCCGGGAGGCTTCCCTCCTTAACACCACTGAAGTCCTCGAAGCGGCTCGTGAAGGAGCATCCGACCGAGCATGCTTGAAAGCTGCAGAGCTCCTCGACGATCTCGATGTGCGCATACCGAGCAAAGTGGGAGGTAGGCAAACCGGAGGTGACAAGAGGAGAGGCTCCTGGGAGATCGCTGCTCAAGAGCTCGAGCTGATCGCCACGCACTGCCCTGGTTTTACCAAGCTGTCGGACCTATCTCGTCAGCTCCTAGACATCGGTGTAGAGATGCAGGCAGGGAACCCTAAAACCAAAACTCAGGCTCACCAGAGATTCAACGATCTCAAGGGAGACATCCGGAACGAACTCGAGAGGATCGTTGAAGATCGAGACTCGTCGAATGGTCTAGAGGTTCTGAAGAAGTCATTGGCTCTCTCCGGAACTTATCGGGACTTGATCGGTCGAATCCAGACAGCTGAGTCTCAAGACCAACTAGACGCGCTGTTTGACAACATCCAGACCGAGAAAGACGTCTACGAACAGCGAGCTCGTCACCTCCAGCAGCTTTTCGAGCAGAGAGCTGAGCTTATCCGAGCGTCGAATGTAAACCTTGACGATGTTCTCGCCGAGGTCAAACAACTCAACCCCACAACAACTGACGACTGCGACTTCTAAAGATGAACGACAAACTCTTCACCAAACTCCAAAACTTTCGCTCCTCCCTCAACACTAAATTCCTGGAGCGCGAGGACATTATCGATGGTGTTCTTGCTTCCGTAATAACTAAACAGAACTGCTTTCTTTTCGGTCTGCCTGGCACAGGAAAGTCAGAGCTTGTTCGTGAGATAAGCAACGGATTCAAATCGTCCAAGTTCTTCGGCTACCTTCTTTCTCCTACCACGGATCCTTCCGAGCTCTTTGGACCTGTAGCTGTCTCTAAGCTGTTGAAAGATGAGTATGTCCGCGACGTCGAAGGGTATCTCCCCAGCGCCAACATCGCTTTCCTGGACGAACTTTTCAGAGGCAGCAGCGCTGTACTCAACAGCCTCTTGACAATCCTCAACGAGCGCACATTCAACAACGGACGCGAGGTTATCCAGACTCCGATTCAATCAATCGTTGCAGCGACGAACAGCTTCCCAACCGAAGAATCCCTCCAAGCTTTCTGCGACAGGTTTCTGTTCCGACCGACTGTTGAGCCGCTGAAGAAACCAACCGCCCGAAGACTACTAGACCTGTGGGCACTGGGAATCGAAAAGCGACCGACAGTCACCTCTGACCTGACCTACTCCGACTTAACCGAACTACAGAAGGAGGCGGAGAAGATTGAGGCTTCCGAAGAATTCTTAGACAGGTTCAGTCAGGTCTTTGATCTGCTGGCCTCGAGAGGGATCAGTATTTCGGATCGCCGACGAGTCCAGATTCTTCGCTTCATGAAAGCGTGGGCGTTGGTTCAAGGTGATGAGCTGATCTACGCAGAACATCTACACAGATCATTGATCCACATTGTCTATCAGACAACTGAGGACATCCCCGTGATCAAGGAAGTCCTGGATCAGGCGGTACCCACGGCGGAAAAGATGATCGCTCAGGTGAAGCGTGCTCACAATGGGCTGATGACGGAGTACCACGCAATCCACAGTGCTAACTCCAAGAACTTGGGAGACCTCAACAGCATCGTTTCGAAGCTAAGGAAGCAACACAATGATCTACTGACGCTGGAAGAGAAGCTCGACAATTTGCTAGAGGCAAATGACTGCCGGATCACAATTAACGCACGTCGCGACGGAGTAAAACTCTCTCAGGCAATCGAGCAGAGCAAACAGATGATCGCCCAATCCATTTCTGACATAACACCATGAGCAACAGAGTTGAACGTGACTATCTGCGCCTCACTCATAACGAACCCCTTGTCCTCGCTGTCTCTGCACTGAGTGACTTTCTCTGGGAAGACTTTGTCCGAGACACCCAGCCGACGGTCAAGTACTTAATCGAGCAGTACAACATCCGACAGCTCTCCCGTTTCGGTAAAGAGGTCTTTGACTTTCTGTACAACGGAGGCGCAGTAACACCTCTCATCTCTCTCGAAGATGTAGAGCAGTACTTCAGGGCGAAACAGAACGGACAGAAACCTGACTTCCCCACTGGCTACAAACCTGAAACTGCATTCTGGCTGGCTTTGTTTGCGGAGATCTGTAACTCCCCTGCATGGCCACGGTTGGTATCTCTCTCCTGCGGAGATCAATTCAACGCAGGTAACAACGCCGTCAACATACTTAACGAACTGAGCGACGTACTCGAAGCTCAGATTGAGAAACACGATCTGCCTATCGATCTGGTGGCTCAAGGCGGCCAGAAACTAGAGGAGCTACGTCAAGCCTTCTTAGATGCCAAGGAAGCAGGTGACGATAAGAAGGCTGCTGAGATCCGACAAGCCGGTAAAGACCTAGGTCAAGCGATCGAACAGGCTGTCGAACAAAGCAGGAAGATGGTGCAACCTGAGATATCCCGAGCTCTCGATCGAGTTGAGAAAACAGCCAACGAAACCCAAGAGGCGCTCAGTAACCTCGCGGGCACACACGCTGGACAGGGTAAACATTCGGATGACCTGAAGCAAAAGAGAGAACTAGCCAAGAAGCTTCGGCAAAACCCTGCTCTCAAAAAACTCATTCACAAGCTAGGAGCCTTACGGAAAGCCTGGAATGATCGAAAAAGAGCTAAGAGAGCACAGAGCTCCTACAGCGACATTGTAGGCGCGAAGTTCTCGGACGAGCTTACGAACGCCTTCCCCGTGGAGCTTGCTCTAGCTGCCACGCAAGAAGGTCGCGCTCTCTTCGCCCTCAAGTACGCCCAAAAGACCGTCCTCACTAAGGACTACGAGGCAAAGATCAAAGAGATCAGCAAAGGTCCCGTGATTATGTACGTGGATGTGAGTGGATCGATGTGCGGTCAGGCTGAGCTCTGGAGCAAAGCCCTTGCCTACGTGGTCTCCGAGGAGTGTGTCGCACAGAGTCGCGAGCTAAGGGTCCACTTGTTCGACACTCGGATCCAAAAGAGTATTGTTCTCGACCCTTCGCGAGGCAACAATCAAGATCTACTTAAGTTTGTTCTCTCATGGACAACACACGGAGGTACCTCGTTCTCCTCAGTGATTGACCACGCGCTCAGCTCTCGCATCGACCCAAAAGCTGATGTTCTGATGATCACTGACGGACAAGCCGAAGTAAGCGATCCGTTTATCCGCCGACTCAACCTTATGAAGGACGAACTCGACCTCCAATGGACCTCGTTCTGTATAGGTACTCAAGCGCGGGTACTAACACAATTCAGCGACGACGTACAGTTAGTCGACATCGAAAACGACCCAGAATCTGTAAAACTATTTCAAAACGCACTGAGGTAACCCATGAGCCCCATAAAAGAAGAAGACTTCCACAAGGTCGATAGCATAATCTCTTACTACGAAAAGCCGAGTAGACCGAGGCACAACTTCTCGAAGATTGGTGACTTCTGCTGCGACAACCAGGGCAACTGGTGGATCTGCAATAAAATCGTGGCAGGCGAGCCCGTGTACACGAAGTTGACTCCCAATGAGCAGGATAAATCTGGCGAAGTCAATCCGAAGCCTTGAGGTCAAGTACGCCGGTTATGCGACACGCTTTGATCTCGAAGAATGGCTCAAGTCGCAGCTTTTAGATACTTACCTAGAGATACAAGAGGAAGACAACCTCGACAACAACTTTAAGTTTGGCGAAACTTGCGTAGTATTTCTAACGAGACAACAGATTATAAACCTGACTAAGCTAGACGATGAGGGCAAAGCTATCGAGTGCTCCGTGTGTCTCAGGAGTTTCATGCTCGAGAACTACGGCATCGCATCGCTCACCGAAGGGCGCACCAGCATAGAGCTGACATCGTTCGACTTCGAGCTGATCTCCGTGCAGATCGCAGAGACAATATTTGAGTGGGACCAGTACGCATCGATACTAAAGAGTCTAGGTATGTGGCAAAAAGCGAAGAGGAAGCAGGAGGAACCTTAAGAAAATCGGAAAAACCATGACATGTCTTGCTGGCAGCATTACTTTCAACAAGTCATTCAAACACCCTCGATGCAATTCGAGTTCACCCTCGGGCAAACAAAGCTGAATCAAGACGAAGCTAAAGCCCTGCTTGCCGCCACAAAAGGCAGTAAGACCATCACTATCGACATCCTCAACCACATCGACCCCAAGCTCGTTGACTCGAAGAGACTCTTCTCTCTGAGTGTCGAAAGGAAGAATCCGCAGCTTGCAACCCTTGCAGCTCGATTCGCCATCGAGGGTATCGAAGTCACCAAGCGACGTCGCCAACACAGCGAGGTGCAGCGCATCAGTGACATCAAGCCGTCTCGGAAGATTGGTCAGGCATCAGATGCAATCGCCGAGCTCAATCAGATGCAGTCCATGAAGAGCCTTGGTGCGAGCATGATCCTGGCCTCACTAGCCAAGGGTCAGAAACGGACGCTTCGTCAGGTCGCTGTCTCGACCGTCAACGAACTTGCCTTTAAAGGTGAAGTCAGTGCAGATTCCGCCTGCTTCCGTGGATTCATGAAGGACGGCGACGATAACTACAAACCCGTCGACAAGCGTCCGGGTGTCGACCGCAGCGAATGCTTCCACACGTCACCGGTTTACACCGCCTTGCGTGAAGGTCTCTCGCTTCTGATGGAGTGGGGCATGGTCAAGACCACTAAGTCGGTTGACTTCGGATCTAAAGATGGTCGCGACGAAGGTAACCTCAAGCTTCTCCGTCGCACCGTCTACAACGTAGAACTGACTGAGCTGGGCATCAAAGCTGCAGAACAGTGGGCCGACATCAACAAATTCATCAGTCACCGCTGGTCTCAGCGTGTCCGCACCCGCTACACTTATGCTGCTGCCTAAGGGCGCAACGGAACGAAGGGGCGCCCTTGAGGCGCCTTTTTTATTATGCAAGTCAAGTACATCACAACAGAAGAAGCGCTTCGTGACGCTTTGATCGAGTTAGAGCAGATCAACAAACTTTGCGTCGACACTGAGACCACGGGGCTCGATGCGCGCGTCGCAGACTTAAGGCTGCTTCAGCTTTGCTCCACTGAGGAGAAAGAAGAAGATCGGGTCGTGTATGTGATCGACTGTTTCAAAGTTAAACCGACAGAGGAGCTAAAAAAGCTCATCGAAAGTCGGGAGATGCTTGTCGCTCACAACATGAACTTCGACTTCCAATTTCTGTTGAAGATCGGTATCGACTACAAAGGGAAGATATTTGACACATTCATCGCAGAGCGCTGCCTCCGGGCAGGTTTTAAAGAGAAGCGCATCAGCCCACAGGCTAAGAAGCCTTACTTTGCGGACGTCTCCTGCTCTCTAAAGGCCGTAGTTGAGCGGCGACTCGAGCTCGAGGTTGACAAGGAACAGCAGGTATCAGACTGGTCCAAGACTGATCTCGAAGAAGAACAGATCTTCTACGCAGCTAAGGACGTCGACCTGCTACCAAAAATCGCGGCAGATCAACTGAAGGAACTCGCCGAAGAATCCCTCCTGGATATCTACTCTCTCGAATCGAAGTGCATCCGCCCCGTGGCATCAATGTGTCACAGAGGATTCAACGTAGATGTTAGTAAGCTAGTAGCACTAAAAGAATCCATCTCGGAGGAACTCCAGAAAAAGACTATAGAATTCTGTACTGAGCTTGACGAAGCTCTTCCTCTTGAACTAAAGCTTCCGAGAAACCCAGATGGACAACTGGCAATTGGCAAGAAGCAACGAAAGGAATTTAACCCTGGCTCTGGCGTTCAATGCGTCAAGCTCTTCCAGGCCCTCCACATCGACTTACCTCTTGATGGAAGAACAGGCAAACCGACGCTTAATCAAGTCGCCCTCTCCGAGTTCGATAGCGATGATCGGATCCTCAACCTGTACAGGCAACGGGTCAAAATCGAGACACGCCTCGAGCACGCGGAGAAACTACTTGCAAATATTAATCCTGTTTCTCATAGGATTCACAGTCAGTATAATCAGTACGGCGCCAATAGCGGACGCTTCACTTCATCTGGAGCCAAGAAGCAAACAGCTAAGCAGATAAAAAATCAATTTGCCGTCAACGCTCAGCAAATCCCACGCAACAGCGAGTTTCGTGAGTGCTTCGTAGCTACCCCCGGATACGAACTTATCATCTGTGACTTTTCTCAGATTGAGCTTCGCCTCGGAGCGGAACTCATTGGTATCCCTCAAATGATCGACGCGTTCCAAAGGGGCCAAGACCTCCACACGGTTACGGCGAGTTTGATCTACAAAATCCCACTTGACGAAGTCCAGAAGAGCCAGCGCCAGGAGGGCAAAACACTCAATTTTGCGTTGCTGTATGGAATGGGATATAGAAAATATAAAACCTATGCAGCCCAATCAGGGAAGGTCATATCGATAGGTGAGGCAAAGGTCGCCCACGCTGCATTCCACAACGCCTACCCTCGTCTCCGCCAGTGGCACAGGGAAAGAGCGGCGATGGTCGAAGACGGTTGGTGCTACGTGAGGACTCCTTTAGGGAGGAGACGTCTCCTTTCTTACGACGATGCGACGATGACCGCGTGTGCAAACACTTTGGTCCAGGGAGCGGGCGCAGATATTCTCAAGCTATCTCTCGCGAAGCTAAACGAACATTTAAGTGAGGAGGCTTACCTAGTCGCGTGTGTTCACGATGAGATTGTCTTAGAAGTAAAAGAAGATAAAACAGAACACTACAAAGAAATCCTTGAAAGGTGTATGAAGGAGGCAGCAGAGTCTATCCTCAAGGTCGTTCCGTCAAAAGCGGACGCCAGTACCGGAGTTAACTGGTCAGACAAATGAGCCAAACGAAAAAGAAAAGGTCAAGACCAGAACCGAAGAGCAAGTTCAAAAAAGGTGACCGGGTACGCGAAGCGATCAAGTTCAAGGATCCCTTTGTAAGTCCTAACTGCTCAAAAGAAATCCATAAGAAGGTTGCAAACATCTGTGCTGATGACCGTAAAGGTACAGTAGAGGACATTGTGATCATCACGAACACAGCTGGAAGCAGATGCATCTATGTAGACGTGCTGTGGGATGGTGCCAAGCGCTCTTCTCGCCACGCGCAGACACGGCTTACCGCACTCGACAACTGAAACTTAAAGATATAAGGTAAGGACCGTCGAAGAGTTACAGCAGACTATGCGTACCGTAAACTTGAATATTGATGACAGGAAAGAGATATTCACAGCTAAAACGGACACAGGCTATGTGGGCTGCGTAAAAGAGGCAGACTACGTTTGCTTCACAGTTGAGGTATTCGATTCAGCTCTTAAAGCAGCTAACAAAGCAAGAAGCCTTCAAAAGGCACTGAGAAATAAAAACGAAAAGAAAGCTGTAAGCTTGAACACAAATGTAAAGAAAACTAGCAAAAAACCTAAAAAGAAAGTAGCGTATTCGCAAAAGCTGTATACGCTCGCGGAAACAGAGGCGATGCCCCTCCTTCGATTTCAAGAGGTGTGGGTGATCACCCGTGAGAATCTGTATGTACTCGATTGCCTTGACAAAGAGAACAAAAGGCTAGTTAGGTACACGCCCAATAAGGATAAAGCCAAGTACTACAAAGACCACGAGGAGGCAAAAATGACTATGAGAGTCTTAAAGAGTGTCGTTGGTCCAGGGTTTGATCTGGCAAGATTTTTTGTAGAGAATAAAAACTAGAATAAACAAAAGAGAAAAAGAGGATGGCTTTACGTTTCGCCGGAGACTATTTTGGGGTTTCTTTAGCTGAACCGCAAGGAGGATCGTCTAGTTTGCTGGAATATTTTCCTGAGCTCAGAAGCGCTCCAGTGTCAAAGAGTGCTCAAAGCGGGAGGCGGGCTGGAGAGAGCTCGGGAATCTATAGCGCGACCAGAAGTGCACCAGTCTTTGGAGGATTTAAGGAGTTCGAAAAATCTCAAGGTCAAAATACGGGGGCGCCTGCATTCGGTGGGTTTAAGGTTTTCGAGAGGCCTAAGTAGCCACGAGGATAATTGTTTTATACTGGATCCAAAGACTTGTTTAAGCGATGACCGCCTCTCGTTACAAGGTGCCTAAGAACTTCGCATTGGAGAGGTTCGGTATCAACCTCCTGGACCTCTTCGAGGAAGACGAGGAAGGTACGAGCTACGAATTTAACGGCTTTGAAGGTCTGGCACCTCAGTTCAAAACATCAAATCTAGAAAAAGGACGAGGGGGAGCTCTAGGGTATAAAGTCTCACCTAATGCGCCTAAATTCTCTCGCACTTCTGAGTTCTCCTTAGTGCCTGAACCTCGGGGCGGTGGCGGTGGCGGTGGCGGGGGAGCGCCGACTCCTGTTCCACCCGTGGAAGAAGAAGAGGTGCTCGAGGAAGAACCCTTCGAGGAGCGTTTCTTGACGAGCTTTATCGGCGAGATGGGTGACCCAAGCAAGGGAGTGATTGGAGCTATGGGAGTCGGTCGTGCTCTCGAACATGGCTACACCAAGGAAGATGTCATAAAAAAAGCAGCATTAGAGGGAATCGGTTTCGGAGAGCAAGCAGCTAAATCTTTAGGTTTAAGTGACCTCAGTCAGTATCAGGGTTCCGGAGCAACATCTGGAACTATCGGGCTCACGGCGCTCTCAGGAGCAAGGAGGGCAGGCCTAAGTGATGAACTAATTAAGAACCTGGCTAAGCAACAAGGTTTAAACTTTGGCGCAGGAGCGGCTTCTCAACTAGGTGTCCAACAAGCTCGACCTGCGGCCACAAGTGGTGGCCGTGGTGGCGGTGGTGGCAGCGCAAGCAATCTAAGTGGTTTCATCGGTGCCGCCGGGAATGCAGGAACCCTCGGTTTGGAGGCGGTGAATCGGGCGCGAGCCACAATGTCGGATACTGAGATTCGCCAACGAGCTGCAGCCCAAGGATTAAATTTCGGTGCTGCTGCACGGGAAGCTTTAGGGGTGTAGACTTCGCGTGTTTAAACCATTAGTAAAAGATGGCTTCTGTCGACACAATCACAGCCTTCATCGGTCCTAACGGCACCGAAGGGACTATTGGGTATGAAGCTGTGCTGAGAGCACGCAAGGCAGGCTTAACTGACGACCAGATCAAACAGCAAATTCAGGAAGAGAATTTGCACGTTGGCGACAAAGCTAAGGAAGCTCTGGGGATCGTTTAGCTCCGTAAAGACGTGCTCTAACTAGACAGTCCGGGGTACGGTTCAAGCTGTACCCCTTTTTTATTACGGATGAATGATGTCTACGAGCTACTGCCTAATGCTCGAAAGGGAGTCAAAGAGGTTAGAACTAGCAATAACAGCTAACGACTCAAACCACGCTCAAGCGCAGGCCGCAGACATAGCCAGAGCGCTTCAAGTAGATACGTTCGCTCTGTCTTACAAGAAAGTAAAGAGTAGCAGTCTGGCAGATCTTTTCAGACGTTTAGCAGAGAGCGACTTCAAGCACGAGGTATGCGAGGACTGGGGTGGGCGTATGTGCAATCATTCACCAGTCATATATGCGATGGGAACGAAATATTATGTGCGTCCCATGATATTAGATTATCTTGAGATCAACAAAGAGGGTTGCGTAAAACCGGCATGCGGCAACAGGTCATGCATCAATCCCTACCACAATTCTTACAAAAAGATGAAGTCATCTAAGTTGGGCGACGCAGACATAAATTTGGTATTAGCCTTCTCAAGCCAGGGCGTTCCGGTCACGGAAATCGCCAAGGCGCTCAAAGTACACAGATCAACGATCTACCGCACGATCAACCATGAACGTTTTCATGCTCGGTCTTCGAGTTAAACACGCGCCTTTCAATAATGACGGGACCATCAAGGTTAGTGCTGAGGCACTCCCGTCAACCGATAAAAAAGTCGCCACCAAGGTCCTGCTTCTTCAACAGAGCCAGCACTATGTGGGCAATCTTCTAAAGGGTCTGAAAGAAGGAGACACAATCTTCGCCGTAGGACCAACTAAAGCCGAACCCGATGGTCTGCTGAAAATGCAGCCCATGCTGATTGTCACCCAAGACAACTGGGACGACCTGCTCGCGATCAATCTCTACATCGCCACGGGTGGTCTCGGACCTAAAACAGAAGAGGCCCAAATCGGCGACAACACTGTCACCAATAGGTCTCTGGCTTGGCAAGACGAAAACCAGGAGACGAGTTGGCTAAAACTCAGCTGCTGGAATGAGATGTCAGGTCAACTCGCCGAACTCCCTCCCGGCACCCCGACTATTGCTGTCGGACGTATTAGCACCTCAGAAAAGGAAGACCGCACGTTCTTGAACTACGGAGTGGATAAGATCCTCTACCTCCCGCGTTCGACTCGTCAGTCTCCAAAGAAGGCTGCTGATCCCGAAAAAGGACGCGTTTCTACTGCTGCTCTCGGTTCTCTCGACTTTTCGCTCTGATTAACCATGGTTTTTATCGCAGGTAAATTCTCGGCTGATGAAATCCTCTGCCAGATCCCTCCGCACACGCTCCGTATCGATCTTCAAGCACGCCGTTGGAAATCCGATACTGACCCTGACGCGGCCATCACTGACTCAAACGACAACGGTATACCGATTGAATTCGTCCTTCTTGGGTTCACACCGTATTTCGGTAACCTCGGCATGCGCTCGCATGAAGAGTTTATTCGTATTAGTTATATTGGCGTCACACCTTCTCATCGTCTTCTTCCGCCACGCTGCGTATGTACAAGCATTATTAGTGGCAAGTCAAGTCAGAAGAACTTTATCTCGTACTTCCAAACCCTCTACAACAATCGTATTAACGTAGGGGAAGTCATCACCTCGACGAAGTTTGCGCAAAAATCCTTCAACGAAAGGGATCCGGTCACGGGTGCTGACGGTGCCAAAATCAATTACAACGTTCTTGAGTTCAAGGATCGCCCCGCTCAGAACGACGATGAGAAAAAACTCATCGAAGATATTGGCGCGTGGCTTGAAAGCGATGGAGGAGAGCTGGTATCAGGTGCTCTTCGTAGCAGTATCTCCGGCGCGAATCTGGTGGAGCTACCTCTTGGAGAAGACCACGGGGCAATCAAAGAAGCTTTTATGGAAGCTAATCCGAAACGATTAGAAGGTAACGCACCCGCTACTCTCGCTTCTTTACCTCCATCAGCAGGCGAACCTGGTGCCGAAGCAACAAAGGAACCTCCTAGCGCTAAAAAGCAGGCGGAACCTAAGGAGCTTAACGAAGAACAGAAAGCCGCTCTGAAAGCAGCTGGTCTCGAGTTCTAAACCTCGAGCAAAAAGCCCGAGATTATGGACCCCTCCAGGGGTCCTTTTTTATGTCACATGTCGATCAGGTCACCGAAGGATGGAAGATCCACATCGTTTGCGACACAGTACATCACAATGTTCTCAAGCAAAGTACCCCTGATAAGATAACTTGCGTACACAAGACTCAAAATCTCCTCTGCTTCGGGTGTATCTAGTTTTTTAACGTTGTCTAGAAACACTCTGTGAGCAAAGTTCTGTTCTAGCGTCAGGTGAGATTTTAACTTATCTAGAACTGTATCAGCCTCCATGTCGTTCTACCAAGTCCCCAAATTTGTCTTTTCACCCATAGCAAAGAGCTCTTGGGGTAATGGCACAATTCTACTTCCGACAGACTTTGATGGTCAGCTCGAAAAGCAAGTTCAAGGAGATGAAATAACCGAAATCACTAGAAACGAAGACGAACAGAATCTCCACGATCCCGAATGGTGGGAAAGCTTTCGAGGTAGGGTTGACTGGGTGGTCGCTATAACCCAGGGTGCGGCTCAATACACATCATGGATAACCGAGTACGGCATGGATATCGCCAACGAGGGCTTAATCATCCTTGATCGCCTGACCTTCTTGGAGCCCACGAGGAATCGTGAAGGATTTTTAAACGAATCTTCTCTAGTAAACATGAAGATTCTGTCCCCCAGACCGTGTTTCCGTGCAGATGGTAAGCAATTAAAAGACTCTGTAACGTCTGCGTGGTTTGTATTCAAAAAGGCAGGCGCTGCTCGCTGCAGTACGTTCATTGATTTCGAAGTAGGCTGGCAGCACCCAAAAAACCTTCGAAAGTGAGCAAGCGTCTCAGCAACATCCTCGAGCAGCTTATAGAGCTTCAGAAAGAGCAGAACAGTAAGCTGGATAAGATCACTGCGTTACTTGTAGGGCAACAATTACTCACAGAGTGTGTCGATTACCAAAATCAACCACGGACGCCCGAGGAGTGCGCGGAGATTACGATTGAGGGTTTCTCCGCTGCTCTTTGTCTCATGGGAGAGCTGGATCAGCGTAACAGAGAGTATCAGTATCAAAAACAGGAGTTCTTCATCGATGATGAGGAAGATGATGACGAGGAAGAAGTCAACGAAATCTCAGATTCGTTCTAAGCTGAGTAAGAATTGACACGTATTTTGTGTCCGATACTCGAGTAACAGTCAACGGACTAAGGCACTACATTTGTAATGGAGTTCCTACACCGCTTCCATCCGTAACTTCGATCCTCAGTGCTACCCAGTCGGAGGAGACGCGTAAGAAGTTAGCCCACTGGAATCTAATGAATCCAGGAGTGGCAGATCAGGCTGCGGAACGCGGGACTTGGATCCACTCAAGTGTTGAGAACTATCTGCTCGGACTGAAGGTTGTACCGCCAGAAAGGTACAGCCCCTATTGGGATGGAATGCCCGAACTCCTTGACGACCTTCTGGTCGGGGGACGCGTGCTCTGGTCCGAAAAGCCCTTCAATCAACCACGGTGGTCAAAATACGTAGGTGACGACGGTGTAGGTAGAATTCACTACTACGACGAAAAAACGGGTCACGGTTATGCGGGATGCTGCGACCTGATCTACATGAACCAGAACGCGGAGATCGTACTCGCCGACTTCAAGACCAGTAACGGACCTTACTCAGCAAGATTCCCACGGAAAGACGCCAAAGTCGATGAAAAGACAAAGAAAGCGTTGATCTCGGGAGTATTTAAAACAAAGAAGACAAGACTTCAACTAGCTGCGTACAAAGCGGCGGCTGAGGCTTGCCTTGGAATTAAGATAGATAAAACGCAAATTATCGTCACTACAGCTATAGAAGCATTCAACACTCAGATCTTTACTTTTGGCCCCGAAGAAGTAGAGAAGGACGAAGAAAATTGGTTCCAAGTAGTGAGGCAGTACTACGAAGCTAAGGCTTCAAAGTAGAATTAGCAAACCTTGAGAAAGCGGTCGGAGAGGGGCTTCTTCAGCTTCTCTTCAGATTGCTGGCTGAGATTTCAGGCATACTGGAGGCATCTTGCGACACACCATGAACTTCATCTGCTCAGTAAACGAGGTAGTCGCAAAACACCTCCATCCTGAGACAGGCAAGATAGCAGTAGGTGGTAATTTCTCTGCGTTCAATTCAAACTGGATTGCCTCGGAGCTAAACGCCGAGCAGATCGCTGAGCGGGTAGGGCAAAGCCACGGGGTGTGCGCCTGGCATCTCCTTAATGGACAAAGAAACTCAAAGGGTACTGGTGTTATAAAAGCAGGCTTAATTATCGTCGATATAGATAACCAAGCTGATCACAAAGATTCTGAAGGAAACAAAGTACAGAAACAAGAGCTAACCGTAGAAGAGGCACTCGAGCTAGATATCTGCAAAAAATATCTGACTGTCGGTTACTACTCGCCCTCGACGACAGATGAGTGGCCAAGGTTCCGTCTTGTCTTTGGTCTAGAAAGTCCCATTATTGACCCCAAGACCTACAAATTCCTCACCCAACAGATCTATAGCCAGATTCCCGGTTCCGATGTGCGGGCTACGACGATCCCAAACTTGTTTTATGGGGCCAAGGACCAAACTGCAGTCTTCGCGAAACCAGGAAAGTACATCCCAACAGAAAAGATCCAGGAAGCAGCCAAGATCGCTGCAACGCTTCCTGACGAAAATTCTGAACCAGGAGACGCGGAAGAACTCCTGAATTCTCTCGATATCGACGGGAAAGGTATCGACCTCGTCAAGCTTGTGTCCGCCACGGTGCGTTCGGTCCTGGACGGTAACGAGGTCGAGGACCGAAGCTCAACCATGGCTGCGGTCTTCAAGGAGCTCATTGGCTGGGTTAACTGGCTAAGTGAGCGCGAGATACCAGTGCGCGTCTCACCCTTGACAATTGCACACGATGCGTTCTATAACATCTATGCGTACCCTCATGACCTTGATGGCAAGTTTGGTCGGATCCTGAACTCGATCCGCGACTCAACCGAACTCCAACCAGCAATCGCTCTAGCCTCAGAGCTCGGTGCGTTAGCTGTCTGGAAAAAGGTAAAAGTCGTAAGTCGAGCGGCGTTTGATCGATTTGCTTCTGATTCTGAGAAAGAAGCACTGGCTGTCGCAAAAAAAGCGCAGCTGAATTCAGTGCTCGACATCACCGCCTTCAGCCTAGAAACGGAGAAACCTTCCGTTTCCACGGTTGACTCGGCACCTTCTACTTCACAATCACTTGAACAACAAATGAATACTCCTTCAACACCGAAGCAGTTAGTCAGCCTCGTAAACGGAAGCGGCTCACAAAACAAACAGTTCTCGGAGAACGATGCCGCAGACGTAATCGTTCAGAGCCAAGGTGATAATTTCATTTATGACAGCTCGCTGGATCAGTTCTACCACTACGACAGCGATAACGACGTCTGGTATCACCAGGATGAGCAGCACATTAAAAGAAGGATCGTTAAAGCATTAGACACGTTTGTAGCTTCTGGTGTACTACCCAAATACACCGCATCCACGATTCAAAGCATTTATCAGATCCTCAAAGCCAAGCTTCTTAAGTCTGCTGAAGGAGGAAGGAAGAGCATCTGGAGTAAGAACAAAGGTCTGATTGCTTTCAGTAACGGTACCTTGGACACCAAAAGTCTGGAATTCCAAGAAGGAGCTCGTAAGAATCTCTATCTACGGCACAAACTTCAATACAATTATCAGGAGAATGCTAAGTGTCCAGAGTTCATAACCTGGCTTAAAGCTTGCCTGCACCCAGGACAGGAGCTCCTTATCCGAGCTTTCTCTCGGGCAATTCTGACAGGCTATACCTCCGGTGAGCGGTTCCTGCACCTTGTCGGGCCTGGGGGAACAGGTAAATCGACGATGCAACAGTTGCTCGTTGCTCTTGCTGGTTACCACAGCACTCACACTTCAAGCTTGGAGATGATCGAGAACAACAAGTTCGAGACATACAACTTGATCGGTAAGCGGCTGCTGCTTCTCACGGACGAAAGCAACTACCAGAAGAGGATGGACGTCCTCAAAAAACTCACGTCTGCGTCGGACACCCTTCGTGCGGAGAGAAAGTACGGAAAAGAAATCATCAGCTTCAAACCTGAGTGTCTGGTCTGCATCGCAAGTAACGAGCACATTACGTCAAATGACTCCAGCAGCGGTCTTGAGCGTAGAAGACTGACCGTCATCATGGACCGAGTGGTCCCCCCGAGCAGCAGAAAGGAACTTATCTCCGTTTACGACGACCACATCGAGGGCGCTTTTGCCGAAGAGATGTCGGGGATTGTGAGCTGGGCGCTCGACATGGGATACGACCAGATGAAAGACGTGCTCGCAAACCCAACCAAGCACGTTCCATCTCTGAATGCGACCAACATCGAAGCCCTGATGTTCAACAATCAATTTGTTGCTTGGCTGAACGACTGCTGTCTTTACGCGCCTCACAGCACCACGCCAATTGGTCATGGTGCGCGAAAGCCCTCGATCGAAGAATCGGAAAAAGGTCTTTACATCGCGAACGCATACGGTGCGTTGTATCCGAGCTATGCAAACTTCTGTAAGTCATGTGGGTACAAAGCGGCGGCAAAACACCGCTTTGTGGAGAGGACGAAAGAGGCTGCCACAAACATCTTGAAGCTGCCCGGTGTAACTCTTGTCATGAAAGATGGAATTCCTAGCCTTAAGGGCTTACGACTCAAAGCTTTTGATCTAAAATCCGATCGAGCTTCAACTGGTCCCGAGCGCCTACCTTCACCGGTTGAGTACGCACAGGATCCGACAACAACTAAATGGGACGCTGCTTTTAGAAAACATGACCCTGCGCCTGAATCCTAATCTCACTCTGGCTGTCGCTGGAACCATCGGTATCGGTGTTGCAGCCATTGCCACGGCGCCTCAGCAGCTGGGTGCCGCCCTTGCTTTTGGTGGCGGTCTCATTGGGGGCGCTGGTATTGGTCGCGAACGAGCTATCAGACAAAAGCGAAACGAAGAAGCAGCAACCAGGGTTACTGCGTGCTTCACGGCTTTATACGAAGCTAATCGCGGTGTTGTCGAC